CCCCCCTGTAGGCTGGATTAAACGCAAGCAACAGGTTCTTAAAGAATTTGCGGACTGCCTGTTGTATGGTTACCCATACTGCCTTTGACTTACCTACCTTAATAGTTCCTGGATTCTGAGAAGCGAAGTATGCTAGTGTCTCTTCCCATAGAGTATCTGCAATAGTCTTTTGCCTCTCTGTTAGAGGCTCAGATGTAATTAATTCTCCTGTTTGCTCGTCTAGCACCGATCGGTCTCCGAGTATCGCTCTAGTAAACCACGGAGTGCCGTGCCAAAATGCCCCTTCACTAAACATGTCAGGAAATTCTTCTCCATACTGATCCTGTATGCTATCTCTTGCTTGGTTAAAAGCCCGGACTACTAGAGGGTCATTCTCTACCCATAAATTTACTAAAGCCTTTTGAACATTAGCCCACTCAGTAGGAGTTAAAATATTCTTACCGAAATGTACACCCATCTCATGAAGAACTAATCCTTTAACAACTTGTAGTTCAGTACTTCTACCCGGTATGTCACGAGAACGCCACGTATCCATCTGATCAAGAACGAAATATACTTTTCCTGTAGCATCATCCGATATACCAGCTGTATTCCTCGCTATTCTATAAGGATCCCCATCGCGTATGAACATATCTTCCAATTCATTCTTCGTTCCAAAATTTATGAAGCCCATGTCTATCATATTCTTGGCAGCTGTAGTTCCGAAGAATGTATTGAGAACCTTTATAAGCATTCCCCTATTTTGAGCAACGTAAGAATCCCTATACATTAAAATTTGATCTAGTGTATATCCACCCTCCTCCATCAACTGATCTAGGACTTCGGCGGTAACTCCACTTTCTGTTTTAGTAGATCCTTTCTTTCTAGTCCTAGAATATCCACTCATGGCTAACTTCTTAGTCATGTCTGGAGACAGTCCAGTATCAGGATTATTCTGTTGTCCGTACCATACCTTAAGTGCTGTTGCTAACTGAGGTCTCGCTAGTTTCCCATCTACTTCTGGTATTTGCTCAGCAATCTTACGCATCTGAGCCATATCATAACCACCCTGAGCCTTAGTATTATCTACCTTCCATATGAAGGTCTCTGGATCCATGGCTAGTACTTCGCTGACACCTGTTACGTTAGGTATCTTCTTCATTGCGGCAAACGTTGCGGCCTGAGTCTTAGTTCTCTCTGCTCTCTTGCCAGCCATCCTTACCGGAGGAGTAACTACAGTTCTATCCGCTGCCTTTGTCATTCCAGCCAGTATCTTATTAGCCGCAGCTATCTCCGCTTTAGTGCCTTCCTCTTTAATAGCTGATACAGTTTCTCTAGCACCCTCTACATCCTCGACCTCTACCTGAGCGCGTAACATATCCATTAAGGTTGGGCCTTCTTCGTCCGCCACTACTTCCCCACCTTCGCGCTCTTCCTCCTCGAACTTAAGGGCAGAATCTATCTCTTCTTTGACGATAGTATTGAAGTCGGCATCTGGCGCGGCTTCAGATAAAAGTGCATTAACTTCCCTCTTGCCTGCATCTTCTAGTTTATTATATTTCGTGGTGTACTTGGTAGCCTTAAGTATCGCAGCAAGAGTTGGCTTCTCCTTTACGGCTTGAGCTTCTATCTCTGCTTCTCTTCTAGCCCTCTCTTCTGCATCAGCTTCTCTTTTGGCTTTGTCAGCTTCCTTCTGATCCTCTCTCTTTTCTAGAGCATCTATCCTCTCAGACTCAGCAACCATTCTATCTCTTTTAGCCTTCTCTCTTTCTGCTATGCGCTTCTTTTCCTCTTCGGCTGCTATCGCTTTAGCCTTATCCGATTCTACTTTATCTTTAGCAGCCTGAATCCTTTTCTCTTCTGCTAGTCTTTTCTTCTCTTCACGAGTTGTTATTCTAGTTGCCCTGGCTTTTACTTTATCTTGAGTTTCCGTCTTAGCAGCTTTCCTGGCTGCTGAGACACTCCCGAAAATTCCCGTAGCACCCAATGGATTACCATCAGCTGTTGCTTGTATACGACCGTCTTCTAACGGAGTAAGAACTATCTCCATACCTGCTTCGTTATTATAAGTATGAGATACTATCCCCGGACCCATACGAGCTGGGCCTGCTGCGGCAGCTGGTCCGCCAATCGTTCTCTTCTCATCTGTGGGCGGCACTGGAGGCACTGACTTATCAGCTGGTGGTGCAGGAGTACCCTCCTTAACATCTGGTGCTACAACAATACCTCTTCTCTTCTGTTCTTTATCGAATTCATTCTGCCTAGCAAGGTATGTCTTTCTATACCTAGCTGCTATCTTCTCGCCATGAGTCTCACGTATCTGTCTGGCTCTGTTGACCATCCTGTCATTAGCTACCGTAATATCTCCGCCTGAATCATCCATGAATGTGTCAAAGTCTGCACTTGCTTCGTTCGCTGCGCTGACAAGAGTGAGCTTATCTACTGTAGAGGCTACCGTAGCTGTATCCTTAGCTGCTGTCCTAACTGCGGCATCCGCTGCATCCTTTTCCTTCTTGCGTTCATTGCGAACATTTGTCCATCCTTCCTTGGTATCAGGTTGACCATACTTAGCTAGTAATGCTATCTGTGCGGGACTTCTTCGAGTTCCACCAACAGTTCTACGCGCACCTAACGCAGCATCAACTGCTGCATCAATCTCTAAATTTAAATCTGGTGTTCCTGGTATTGGTTTGGTAATGGGGGGGATGTATGTTACGGTGGGTTCATTGATCGTGTAGGCGCCCTCTTCTCCAAGAGGCTGTACTATTGTACCTTCCGCTGTAGCTGCGCCAAATTGTGGGGCACCAATGGTTACTGTGCTTTCGTAACCTGATGGTGTTATTGGTGGTTGGAATCCTCCGAGTGTACGTGGACCCTCTGGGACTGTCATAGGAGGAATTGGAGTTTCTCCAGTAATGGGGGGCGTTCTTCTAAGTCTGTCCCTCTCTGCATCTGCTTCTTCTTGTGCTGCTAATCGTCTGTTTACCTCGGCAGATCTCATAGAGGCAAGTGGAGATGTTGCGGCAACTACTCCGAAGCCCCCAATCATTTCTGCCATTCCTTCTTTGAATGCTGAAGTATAAGACCACTGTTCTGGTGTTCCTATCTTGGTGACAATATCTTCATTAGCACCTTGGCCAAACTCTGTAGCATTTTCCATAAGCATGAACTTTGGAAAGCTAAATTTCTTTCCAGGCCTTATAGCCCTCATCCATGGAAGTCTTTCTAAGAATACATTAGTAACAGCTACACCAACTGCTGCCATAAAATCGCCTAAGGTAGCATCTGCAGTAGTAAGACCCTTATACTTCATTCTTACATCTAAGGCTCTCTGTGTCTCGGCAATACCCAACGGTACTCCTCTAAAAGCCCATGCCGCCGCTAGATAAACTAACCCAGTGGGGGCATTATCCCTCATAAACCTAAGCATAGGTTTAACTTGTTTGCCTTCGTTCCAGGCTTCTAATGCTGTATCAAAATCAGTTACCTCATAATCTACGGGAGCTACTTCTCTAATCCACTCACGAGCGGCATCGCCAAAATCATCCAACCATCTGGCCCCAGTAGACATTAGATCATCTTCATCTATGTCTCTATCTACCCAACTAGTAACAGTGCCTACAGCTTCTGGAAACCTAGATAATATATCTACACCAGCATGTAACATCTGCTGGCCAAAATCAATAAATCCCCAACCAGGTTTAGGCCTAGTAGTATCTTCTGCCAAAGGTATATTTACACCATCATGCCACGCACTATCTGGTGGCATATCAGCAAAATAAGTAGCCTCTGGCTGACTCTCTCTAAGAGCCTGTGTATAATCTACCATTACACCATACTCTTAGGATTAAATAGCATAGAGATAGCATCTTCCACACTCGCCTCCTGATTAGACGCTCCTAGATTATCGTACTCTATCTGCATGCTATCCCATTTTTGAATTTGCATTTTAATTTCTTGTGATTCAGATTTTAATCGTTGTATCTTAACCTTAAGAGTACTGTACTGCTGGTTTATAGCCCAAATTTTCATAGCTCTAGACAAAGATATTTTATTTCCGTTGGCGTCTTTGAACAATTCAGGATTATTATTATACGCTTCAGTAAATTCTTCCGCAGAAATTCCACTTTCAAAAAGTCTTCTTAATAGAGCTTCATGGTTATAAGCAGCCTTTTCTTTTGCCCTCTCTTTTGTTGCAGACTCATATTCTTTCTCTAAAACTGGAAGTTGCCGTTCTATATCAGCAAGCTCCTCTCTTAATGATAAGAGCTTCTCATGCTCTCCAGCTGGCTCTACAGCCTCTACTTCCGGTTCTACGTCCGGTACTGTAGGCTCTGTAACCACTTGTTCATCTGCTGGTGCAGATCTCTCTGGAGTATCCCACCCTATCCTCTCTCCTCTTTTCTCGGCATCCCTGATCACATCATTAACCAATTCAGTGAAGGTATCCTCTTGCTCTTTGGTTAGATTTTTAATTCCGAATTCAGTTCCTATTGCAGAGTTAAGCGTATCTATTTGATCCCTTATTAATGGTGAAGATATCAGTGTTGTCCTTCCTGTTGAATCAATACCATATGCATCTATCACTTCGTTTGCTGCTCCTACTGATACTGCTCTAAGATAATCGTCTGTTACAAGTGGTGCGCCAGGCAAGATTTTACCCTCTGGATCAACATACTGTCTTTGCAATCTATCATACTTCTGAATAGATTCTTGAGTATCTGCCATTCGTTGGGCTAGTGCTGCCTTCAGTTTGTTTAATTCGTCTGCTCTCTCTCCTTGAACCATGGGATTCTCTAACTGTTTATTAAAATCACTCATAGCTCTTTCTTGCACACCAAATAAAGTATACAGTTCCTTCTTAGAGTTAGAAAAATAATCCTGTAGTGCCTTTGATTGGGCAGCTGCAGAAGTTTGCTCTCCCCTTATACTTAATAGTTCTCTAGCCTCACCCCTAGCAGTTTCCTCTCTACCCATTAGTCTTGTATGGGCTAGTTCTTCTCTCTCTAGAAGCCTGTTATACTTCTTATCTTCTGCTGCTTGGAGTAGGCTAGCCTGTGCCATCTGGCCAAAGATAGGAGCAGCTTGTGTTAGTCCTCTACCAAATCTACTTAGCAATCCCATTAGGTCACCCCCACTGCTGGTGTTGGAGACGGCATCATGTCTTCCGGCGCGAGGTCTTCTCTGTAGCCTCTCTTGGGGCCAACAAGTCCTTCGGCTTCCTGACCTGATAATATCTTCTCTGCAAGATCCATTGTCTCTTCTGGATCTATGGATGGATCACCCAACTCACCGTATCTTTCTAGTCCATATACGAGTGCTTCCATCTGAAACTTCTGTGCGTGCTCATCACTCTTAAAGTCTATAAGCTTCTCATTCGCCGCAACCTCAGCTAGTTCAAAGTTTATCTCAGCAGCCATGGCTAACTTAATACTATTGGATATCTCATTACCTTCTTCCATAGCGCCCATGACTTCCTCGAAGAGCATCTCTGCCCCCATAGTACCTACTGTCTTAGGAAGATCAGACTCTCCTTTCTTTAATCTTTTAACTACCTCATCATATTGCACATCCCATATAGCATCTGTTATGGGGCCAAGCACCATATCAATCTGTTCCTCTTCTTCTGGGGTTGGTTGCTGAAGTGTATCTTGTTGTTCCATACCACCACCAGCCATCAGGCTAGCAAGAGGATCGTTCTCATCAATAACAGGAGAACCCGGTGGAATATTAGGTGCTGAACGAGGTTGTTTAAGAGCCATTACGCGTACCTCCTTTGCGGTGATGACTGTAGAAGTCCCTGTCTACGGCCACCCAGCATTCCGGGTGGTCTAACATCCAATGGTGTTGTTCTCATAGCAGCTATCTGCTGTGATCTAGGCGCACCTACTGTTGCTGGCGCCCTTGCTAAAGAGACCTGCTGCGGCGTGCTTGTCTGTGCTGTAGGTGTAGTTGTAGGTGCAGACGGCCATGAAGGGGGTGGGCCGACTCTCCACTGTGGATTCTCATCAAATATAGCTGTTGGATCATCTACCTTAGATCCATATGGGATACCCATTTGACCATACCTTGCAGCAAGTTCATCTTCTGCAGACGTATCTAGCATACTACCAAGTATAGTCATTCCACTCTGGGTTAGTGCATACTTTCCCCAATCTGGCATACTCCCAAACCATTTCTTAAGTCCGCCCATAAATGTTTTGCTCTTACCAAATGCATCGCTATACTTTGCAACATCAGCCAACTGTAATCCACCTGTTGCTGCCTTAGTTCCAAGAGTGGTAGCTGCCTTCATTCTCTCTAATGCTTGTCCATAACCTGCAGCTTGACTAGGAACGGCAACTCCAAATATTCTCTGAACACCAGCACCAACACTCTTCGCGCTCCATATAGACGCTCCAGATGTTGATGCACCAAAAGCTCCAAGACCTGCCCACAAAGCAGCCGCAAGTATAATAGTTGTTTTATATTTCTTTAGGAATCTACCTATACCCTTTCCTAATTTCTTTATCGCCTTACCTATTGATTTTACTATACCGCCCATAGTCTACTCCTGTGGAATAACATAGTTTTCCCCGATGCGTATAGCACCCATTCTTTCGTACATCATTTTAGTTCTATCTGTATCAATGCCCGAACTCACCCCAAGCATTATCTCCTTTACACCAGGATTATCCTTTGCCCATCCTATAAACCTACGAATAAGTTTAGTGCCCCAACCATCTCCTCTTATACGCTGACTGGTATAGAAGAACAGGTCAGTTGCCTGCTTCTTACGCGAATACCAAAGCTGATGAGTGACGCCGATAATCATACCTTCTATCTTGTCGTCTACCTCAACAACCAGAACAAGGTGCTCCGCTGACAGCACGCATATTTGTACGTTAGTTCTAAGTGTCTTAGGATCTAGCGGAGCTGTAGTGATCTTAGACTCTTCATGAGCCTCCTTACAAAGATCTACAATCTTAGATACATCTTGGTTAACTGCTTTTCTAATCAATTATATATTGCCGTATGTTCTACCAGACAACATGTCCATATATCTCTCAAACGGATCTTTCTCTTTTATATTTGCAGCGCCAGCCTTAGCTTCCAACATAGCTCTCCAATTCATACCACCCTCTTGCATCTTAGTCAAGTTCCAAGTATTTGCGGCCTCAACTCTCGTAAGTAACTCATTGTAATAAGCCTGATTAAGTGCCATCTTAAAAGCATTAGATGCATTAACATTTTCCTTCATAACATTTTGAAGATCAGTTATAACTCTCTGTGCTATAGGCATAGCAACATTCATTATTGCACCCATCACCGCTTCTTCGGCCATGCTACTGTTAACAATACCCCTACCTGCCATGGCCTGTAACGCTCTAGTCCTAGCCTGTTTGAATAATGGATTGTTCTTATTAAGAACATTAGTTAACATGTTCCGCAAATCCATCTCATTGGTTAGTTCCTGCAACATTGGTGTTTCGTCTGGCTTAGTAATTGTAGTTAGTGTGGGGGCGTCTCCTCCGTTACCGTTACCGTTACCGCCGGGACCGGGACCACTGTCCTTTACACAGTTACCGTCTACGCAATGATGATTCTTTGCACATCTCACACCTAAACATTTGTCGGTAGGTGTAATCACATCATCTTCCGGGTCTTTAGTTGGAGCTTTACGACAGTTAGGCCAATTACCAACGAACCCTGGGGGGCATGACTTTGTAACACCTCCTTTCGTTTTAGTTTTATCAGGCTTCGTTTTATCTTTCTTTGGCTTATCTGGGAATACGTTCTTTCTCCAGTCTGGAACCTTATCTAATGGTGACACAGGCTTAGTGGAATATCCCGGCCCAGCATATACAGATGCCTCTGGTTTCTTAGCAAATGGTGGGCGCCTACCAACTCTTGGCTTGGGGGTAAACACGGAATTCGCTGGTACATTTCCCGTATCTGATATCATATCTTTTATTTTGTCGGGAACGTTACCACCATATACTACATCTAAAGTATCACCCTCATTCATGTTAAGTAGACCACCAGGACCGTAATGGTTTTCCTTATCTATACCACTATTATGCATATCTAACTTACGCAGTTTTTCAATCTCAGGTTGCGTTGCATATATCAACTCTGTCCAATGGCTGTTTGGTTTGCTTCCCTTGTAATATTTGGGAACACTCAATAATCCGCGTGATCTAGCCATACCTATCTCCTGATTCCTCTAGACGAATAGTCCACATAAGCTCCTTGCAGAGTTATTGGCTTATCGTATGTAGAACTATTTGCAATAATTAATCCCATATTTGTTCCGATACCATTTATCTTTACTCGCTCTGATGCAACCACTGTAACACCTGTACTACTGTTACTTATATCATCCTGATTCCACGCATCAGCCGTTACGGTAACCTCGTAACTACTTGAGACTGGCGATGACGGAGGAGTAAACGTACCGCCAAAGTCATAGTCTGGTGTAACTGTTAAGGTAGTTGAAGTATCAGCATTCATCTCAATGTTTAATTCTCTAAACCTCTTTCTCTTTCCTGGAGAATCATAATGATAGTACGCCGTTCTAATAAAAGAAGCTACCTCACTGCCATCAAAGTTATTACCGGAATCCAATCTCCTGACATACCCATCATCAAATCCACCGTACAAAACCTCGAATCCATTAGCGTCTTCTACTGATGCTAGACAAGTTACTTGATCTGACATAGTAAACGGCATTATACCTTGGTTCTTCTTATTAATAAATGTCATGGCAAGACCAGTCTTATCATTAAAGAATATTCTATATTGGTTCTTTCCTCTAACCTTAATTGAACCTACGCTATTTTCTTTCTGTGATTGTATATACGGATCTATCTTATCAGATGCAACAGCTGATTGAAAGTCACCGAAGTACTGCACTGTAAAGAGCGACGTAAGTCCACGATCATCCAAGAAGAATGTCTGATCCATCTTCTGTAGTGTATATGCTATAGCGCCTGCACCAGCATGGAACTGTCTTAAATCCCAGTCAGCTGACGAAGTACCATATAGCATGTACGCGTTATTTCTTGTAAAGATCGACATCACGTTGTTAACTTCTGTGGAGAACCCGCTTACATTGTCACCTACATTAAGCTCGGCCGCCCCAGTTATAACACTCCACTGATTTGGGTAGGCTATACTAGAGTGTTGGATAGAACCATTTGGATAGGAATAGAATAGATGTAACTGGTGTGCTGCTATATGTTCCGGCGTATCTACCGACATACCTGTTGGTTGCTTTATAAATACAGTGCCATCCCAAGAGAATCCTTTGTCTACAGTATTCACTCCATACATAGTGATACCGGCAGTTTCTCCCCTGAAATTATAGGTAACAAACTCATATAATCCACCTGGATTTAGCGTCTGTTCGTATTGAGTTCCATCTGCCTTGGCTATAGTTACAGCGGTAGGTTCAGATGCACCATTAACTAAAGCATGTTGAACTCCATTTATCTGTATAGCTTCACTATTTGTCCAAGTTCCTGAATTATCTTTTACAGAAAGGTATCCAGTCACATCATCATCTGGCCAATCACCACTACTAACTCTAACGCTAGTTACTATAGCAGTCTTACCGGAAGATGCTCCAGTAATTGTATCCCCCTCGCTTATCTCTATGGAACCGGTGTCAAACGCAAGCAATGGCATCGTTAGATTTTCATTGTCAACAAATGTTCCAGTTACATTAGTCAATACCATTGTCCCTGCACCACCAGTTTCCCATAAACCATGATATGCAATTCCAGCTAAATCTCCTTGAGCGCCGCCAGCCCCTACTATAGTAGTAGGTGTGCCAACATCTCCAGGTATTGGTTCGCCAGCTGTAGTAGTTCCATCAAAATCTAGCGCTGTTCCAAGATCAACCTCGTCCCATCCAGTTGCGGTGCTCTTATACATTCCAGCAGTAACTGAGCCAGATTTATTCCTGAAGGCATATACATCTCCACTATAGACCCATACACCTAGAACGTCACCCTCTCCGGGGACAACCGAAATAATATCTCTTTGATCCTCTTGTGCGGCTTGAAGTTCGGAAACTAGAGATGCATCTACTGTGGCATCTCTTAATACTGGAGGACCATATGAAAGGCTAGTGGCAAGAACGCCCATTAACCAACCCTAAATACTGACAACTGACCGTAGTGCATTTGAAAATTCTCAGAATTACTTGCATGACCATTCTTAACCTGAGCAAGAATATCTGTGTAAGTGGTGTGTCCTGTGGTATCAATGATGCCAGAAATAGATACCATATTCTCTAAGGTAGCAACTACTCTTTGAACAGCGGCGTCATAACCCGGATAAGTTGCACCAGCACCATCTATATCATGGGCAATTCTGAATGTCCATATTACCGTATCGGTTCCAGTCTGAGCAAAACTTACACCCAGATTGATCATAAAGAATCCTTTATCATATATCCTGATTCTATCATTAGCAAAATCTGCATCTGTTCCCACAGTAGTAGCAGACACACTTCCCGTATCATCAGGGCCATTAGCCCCAACTGAATCAGCATTCCAATCTATTGTTGCGGTCGCTAACGATGCAACTGCTTGACTGGCCGGCGTTCCAGATGGTGAATATATAGTCCCATATCCGCCCATCCCTGACTCTGTAAATTGCCTGACCATCTGAGCAGTAATAGCGCCAGTAGTATTATTAGCAAAACTGGTGCCAGTCAGAACTGATCTTTCTTTTCTTAACGCTGTTGGTGTTCCCATTATCCGTACTCCACATTAAATGCGCTTCCAAACGCGCTATCTTTATTTAGAAAAAACATAGTTTCTCCATCCTCCAGTGTTCCCGTTACAACAGTAAAGTATACATATCCTTCTGCATCTGAATTAGAGAAGGATCCCGCTGATGCATCTCCAGTTACATCCTCAATACTAACTTGCAGTATTGATCCTATAGCCCCGCTAGTCTCGCCTTTTACCAAATCTCCTTTGGAAGGTATTTGCATGTCAAATGCAGTACTGAAGGCGCTATCAAATACAGAGTCCCTAGCAGTACCAACAGTAAAAGGAATCCTATAATAGGTGATCTCAGACGGAAGAGTCTGGCCATCAAATCTTTCATAGCCATCTACTCTTCTATACCTTCCTCGAATATCAATCTCAAAATTCTTAGCAGCTACCAGTTCTCCAGGCTTAAGAGCCAGAGAAGGATCCACCATGTTTAAACCACCTTCAAATGGAAAGTATGTAGACTCTAGTCTACTAGGAGTTATCTGTCTATTAGCAAGCTTGCTCATTCTGTTCTTACCACAAAATTATCTAAGTTCTGAGCAGACGAGAACCTTCTATTCTTCTGTCTTGGTAACTGATCAGCCTCAAGTTTATCTAACAAGTCTTCAAACTCTGCTAATGCTCCCGCCATAATCTCTGGGGCATCCTCGTTCTCTGCATAGTACATCTTAGCCCTTGCTATAATTATCTTGTGAAACCTTGGGGGTATTGCAGATACTTGGGCATCTGTAGTTAGTTCTGTTGGTGTAGCCCAATATTCCGTAGCCATAGTTGATGTTGCACTAGGAGTGGGGTATAGATCTATGCTATTATCTGGTTTAAGAGAATAAACTTCTGGAAGATCCTCTGCAACGGTGCCGTACTTATATATATCTCTGTATTCATTCCATCGCATATATTCTAATATAATATAATCATCAGATGTTTTATCATATACAAAAGAGTCCAACTTCCAATTACCTAAATCAGTTGGAAATCCAGTGTCGCCGGACACCAATGTAGATGTAGCAGTAGTAACCGTGATGGTTGCTTCGCTCCAAAGAAAGTCCCAATCAAACCATCTACTTTGTATATCAAGATCTGCTTGAGCTACGTATCTAACTACAGAAGTTTCTTCTTCAGAAAGAGTAGAGGCGTCTACAGCAGACGGACCAGTCCCAGGTATACCGACATCTCTAGCCATATCTTGGCATAGCACTAAATATGTACTCATTTAAGATTTCCTAATATGTCTGATACTACTGTTTCTGGTTTAATATTAGAAGCGCACATAGCACCTCCTGTTGCATCATCCCTGTAACAAGTGTTAAATCCATAATGTAATTTATGGCATGGGAAACAAAAATCTTTGTAATACTCCGGCTCTAGTGTGGCAGTATTATTCCAATGCTTAGAAAGATTCTCCTTGGATGAATGAGAAAGCATGACTATTTTACGGCAATTTAATGTCGAAGCCGCATTTAGTACTCCAGTTTCCGGCCCTATCACTATGTCACATACATCTAAGAAAGCCAATGTCTTTCGTATAGACCACTTACCTGATTTAGTAATTACTTTCTTTTCTTTTTCCCACCCCATCTCTAACAGCTGGCATAGGTCATCTCCCACAGTTACAAATGAAACATCGTCCCTTTTCAGAAGTATTCTGGATATTACCATATCTGTCCATGGATACACCTTATGTACAGACGATCCAGCTAGAGCCCATAAAATTACATTCTTGGTTTTTATCCTTCTTCTTACATCCCTAGCCCATCTTTTCTCTTTCTTGGTTGGAAAAAATTTAGGAGAGAACTCATATGGAACTTCAGCCCTATCGTGGGTTTCTTCCATGTAATTTTTATTACACTCTTTGTGTATCTCTTCCTTACTCCACCCATTAAATCTTGGATCTGCAGGAACTCTAACGGATTCTCCATTCAACTGCTCAAATCTTGACCCCATTATTAATAGGTTACCCTCTATAGATTCTGATAATTGAACAACCTTATCAAAACATGGGGACATTTTTTCCCAGTATTCTAGAAGCCTATTAGCTGGAACCTGATCAGTCTTCTGAACAAGTAACTCATCTATGTTTGGATCACTTTCAGATATCTCTGCACCGCGCTCGGTTACATTTAAACATACCCTGTAACCCTGCTCTTTTAGTCTTGGAAATATGGACGATGTTTGAATCATATCTCCAAACCCACCGTATCTAACAACACACGCTGTCTTTACTTCTCTTTTACCCCCAAAATCTTCAGGGATAAAATCTTCTACTTCCTTTTTAGGAACGTTTATTATATTCACTAATACTTAAAATTCCAAATTCCATGCACCAACCTCATTACCCTCAACATTAACCATGTTGTTAGAGCGTCTCTGTGACGCCATAAACTCTCTTCCTCTCTCTCCACCACCAGACATCTGGTCCATAGTTAGATAGCCTCGGCCCTTCCAATTATCATGTCCGTATGCTTCTTTAGGAGAAGTCGGTTTGGTTCGCCCATACAAAAACGCATCAACTTCATTTATATACTTAGCCATAATTCCTCCAAAGGATTGGGGGAGCCGTAGCCCCCCCTACCTTATTTATTAGTCAAAAGTAAATTTACCACGTGGAGTGGAAACTGACTTATGAACTACCCCTATAGGCATCTGGTTCGGCCCATGCGAGTTTAATGCAAGTGATGCTAAAGTCTCACCACTTACATTTTCAAGCGAGGATAAACCATTCTCGGGTATTTTACCACTTGCAGTGTGTTGTGCCCTTGTTAATTTTTCAGCCATAACATACCTCCTAATACCACGCAACAACAACATACGGATAACCAATACCAGCCTCAGTACCAGAATCCACCCCAACAACTGGAGTGCATTCTATCTGAGTATCGGCAGGTAAGGCCTCATCAATAATAGCATCCGTATCGTTTTGGATATTGAATGTATCAGTTAATGCGGTTCCATCCGTTATATTGAGTTTGCAGTAAGCGTCAGCATCACCAGTAGTTCCAACTTGGAATGATGCC